AATTTACGGAAGTTTATTTTCCTTTGGAGCAATGACCCGTGAAGATAAACTTGAGCATGTTGAAATACTTACAACCTTGCTTGAAAAGCAGCAAGTGATGTATACTAGGTTGTCTCTTTCAGAAGATCCGCAAGCGATCGAAATGAAGGAGAATCTTCGCAGGTCAGTCGTCATGATGGGTTTTCCAGCAGAGACTGATATGCAGACCTTGTTTGATAGTATGAATGCGACAATCAATTCTCTCAGGAACTATATTGACACCTGAGACTTCCTTTGCTATACTATCCAAGTCATCCGACAAATCCAACTAATCCGAGGCAATCCAAATGTCATTCGCAGATCTTAAGAAGCAATCCAAACTGGGTTCCCTGACCCAAAAACTGGTCAAGGAAGTCGAAAAAATGAATAATGCAAATAACTCGGGCGATGATCGTCTGTGGAAACTAGAAGTAGATAAAGGTGGTAACGGTTATGCTGTTATCCGTTTCCTGCCTGCCCCGAACGGTGAAGATCTACCGTTCGTCAAATTGTACTCCCATGCCTTCCAGGGTCCTGGTGGTTGGTACATCGAAAACTCTCTGACCACTCTGGGTCAGAAAGATCCTGTTTCTGAGTACAACACGATGCTGTGGAATAATGGCACTGATGCAGGAAAAGATCAGGCACGTAAGCAGAAGCGTAAACTGACTTACATTGCCAACATCTATGTGGTCAAGGATCCTGCCAATCCTCAGAACGAGGGCAAGGTCATGCTGTACAAGTTCGGTAAGAAGATCTTTGACAAGATCACTGCCGCAATGCAACCTGAGTTTGAGGACGAGGAAGCAATCGATCCCTTTGACTTCTGGGGTGGTGCTAACTTCAAACTGAAGGCAAAGAACGTTGCCGGTTATCGCAACTATGACTCCTCTGAGTTCGCACGTCAAGATGCACTTCTTGATGACGATGATGCAATGGAAGCAATCTGGAAGAAAGAATATTCTCTCGAAGAGTTTACTGCTGCAAATCAGTTCAAATCTTATGATGATTTGAAGAAGCGTCTTGATTATGTTCTTGGTATCAAGGGCACTCCTAAGTTCCAGGATCAAGAATCCATTGAGGAGGAAGAGGAGTTCCGTAGTCAGAATCGTGGTGAAATCAATCCTGTTCCTCAATCCATGAAAAAAGAACTGAGTTCCCTTAGTAGTGGTGGTTTCAATGATCCTGACATCACTGTTTCTTCTAATGAAGAAGATGATGATACTCTTTCATACTTTGCACGACTTGCTGAAGAATGAAGTAAGTATATGAATTAGTTTGTAGGAGGACTTCGGTCCTCCTTTTTTTATAGGATTGTACTCCTTGTATTTTCTGTTCTAATTAACTTTTCTTCAACATATTGAGAAGATCTATTATAAATCATAATTCTTCTCATATCATTTAAAAATTGTTGCAAGTATTCTTTTCTTAGGACATAGATTAAAGATTTTTCATTGTTTTTTATAGTTTCGTATTCAAAGTTTGAGATACCTTTTCTAACATTAGAACCTCCTAATGATATATTTTCTCCATTATCACTATATTTAAGAATAAAATCTTCATCTACTACTTTTCCTTTAGGGAGAATTAATTTATTATTAGAATCTTTTATTTCTATTGTTTCATAGTGGTGAACATCATTTAAATTAACACCGTATTTTTTCTCTGCATAATTATACAAGTGATAATTTGAAAGAGGCCATTCATCTCTTACATTGATTATTCCTGCTGTTAATAATACTACCCAATCTAAATCAGAACTTCCGTAAAGATCTTCCGCAACAGTATCTGGTCTATCACCTTCTTCAATTTCATACTTATTGAGCAAAGTAAATACACCACTCAAATCATCACGAATTTTATTTCTTCTAAAAAGATTTTTTACAACAAGATAATCATTAGATGAAATTGCATCAGATAAAAATGATTGATACTCTATGTTTGGCAGTTCTCTAAAGTAACTCATACTAGTAACCTACTCCTGGAAAATTAATTTCATCATCATAATCTTCTTCATAAATTGGACTGAGTTCCTGGAATGATAACGATAATGTCATGTGTACAGGTGTCTTTTGTTTATCATTGTATGTCATATATGTTCCAGAACCTGTATAATTTACATTTACATCTATAAGAGCTGCAGTTACAAAACTATTCAAAAATGGATGCTTTTGATTTCCACTTTTATATGTAAGTTTAAAAACATTTGGTGATTTTAAAAATAATCCTCCAAGTTGATTACTTTTTTTAGCTGCCATATTTCTCTTAAGGCATCTAATTAAACCCTTTATTTCTACACCTTCTGGTTCGTTTCTAGGAATCAGATCAAATGTAAAGTTGAAAGTTCTTAATTTTACACCATTAAAAAGTAATTCTGTGTTTTGGTTAAGAATTTGACCCGTAGATCTTGCAAGAACTCCTTCGGAACTTACTTCCCCTACCCCCGGAATAAGATTTACAATATCTGCTGCTATTTTTGAATTGAATGCATTTCTTGCATCACTGCTTCCAATGACACTCATTAGATCTGATCCAGCTGACTTTGCTGCTTCAATAAGAGCGCTAAAAAAATTAGAGCTATTTGTCATTACATCCGTAGCAGTACCAAGAGCAAATGCTCCTACATTATTTAAATTATCATCTCCCCAACCTGCTGTGTTTGATGCTTGAATGTTTTTTGGTATTGGTAATATTATGGAGTTCAATGGTTTTACATTATTATAATTTGTTTTTGAACTTTTTTGTCCAGTTTTAAATACATCACTACCTTGAACAAAACCTAATGGTTTGTATTGAAGAACATCAATTACAAGATAATCTGTATTATCATGAATTTCTGCTAGAGGATATCTATATGAATATTTTTTTTGTTCTTCGTCTTTTTTAGATGCCATCTATGTCTTTTCTAACTATTTAGAAACTTAGCATAAGAAATTTCTCTGAGATCTGCAAGTTCTCCTGCATCAACCTCATATAACATTCCTGCAATTTCCTGCCAAGTATATTTTCTATACTTTCCCCAATGAAAATTTATTCCTGTAAATCCAGTTGCATAGACTTCTGTACATGCAATTAGTGGGTGTTGATCATAAACAATATTTGGTGTTTTTGCAGTATAAACAAAAGTATAATATTTTCCTTCTGTCGGAACCGGAGTCACTGTATTTTGCAATGCCTCCATAATTTCCAACATTAAATCTTCAGAATCTTCTAGACCAATTAATTTGTTCATAATTTTTCTGACCCGATTTGCACTATCGTCAGTTGGTCTATTATCAGGAGGTCTTTGATCTCTTAGTATTCCATCATCATAAACATTAGAACCTGCAGGAATATTTGGATCAGAACTAAATGTTACTTCTCCAGTTTCTGATCTATAATAATATTTTCTACCAGTTTTTCCACCTAATCGTATTGGCATTATTTAATACCTAATTGATATTCCGTAAGTACTTTAAACTCATAACCATGGTCCAAACACCATTCCTTGGCAGCTTCCCATTTTGCCTGATTCTTGGCATATTCGACAACTTCAAAAATATATCCTTTGGTTTTTCTTTTCCTTGGTTGTGGTTCTACTGTTTGTTTATAAGGTTTAATCTCAATAATCATCTTTTTAATTTCACCATTACTCTCACGGACTTTAATATAAAAGTCTGGAAAGTATCTATGATAACGATTATCAACTGGGGAACGATACGGTAGTGCTATTTCTTCACTTGAATATTCTAGAATATTTTTATTTGTATCACAGTAATGGAGAAATTTTCTTTCCCAACTACTCCTATAAACAATATTATTTACATCACCTTTATATTTTTCTGGATTTGATGGTTTATATCTACCTTGCAGATATTCTCTTTTAGGCATTTTCCCATCTCCTATTATATGCCATCTAAATAATTAATTATAAAGTCCATATAAGGTATTTAGAGTGCCTACACCAAGAAAGATATCAGAATTTAAACCATTAGTTGGAAATCTTGCACAATCATCTCACTATGAAGTAACCTTTGGTGGGTTGAGTTCAGAGTTATTATCGTATTTAAATTCTAGAGGTGTTAATAGAAGATTTATTGCAGAAAATGCAGGTCTTTTATGTTCTTCTGCATCACTTCCAGGAAGTTCATTAGCTACATCAGACATTATGGGTAATTTTATGGGTGTGCAGGAACAAATGGCACATACCAGAATTTACACTGATATTGGACTAGAATTTTATGTCGATTCTGATTATCGAATGTTAAAGTTTTTAGAACACTGGATGGAATTTATTTCGGGTGGATCTGAAGTATCTATTAATCGGAGAGACTATTTTTATAGAATGAGATATCCATCAACATATAAATGCGATTCTACTAAAATTGTCAAGTTTGATAATGATTTTGGTAAAGAAATTGAGTATAATTTTTACGGAATGTTTCCTAAAAATTTAACTTCTATTCCTGTTGCATATGGACCATCACAAATTTTGAAAGTTAGTGCTTCGTTTGTTTATGAAAGATATATTCCTGGCAGAATAAATTCTATAAGTAAAATTAGAGGAACAGATAATAATAAGAGATAAATAATCACATCTGAAGTTATTATGGGTTATTATGCCTTTACCAACAATCAATACTCCAATTTATGAATTGGAGTTACCTTCAACTAAAAAGAAAATTAGATATAGACCATTTTTAGTTAAAGAAGAAAAGATTCTAATCATTGCAATGGAATCGGAGGATCAAAAACAAATTACCAATGCTATTAAAACAGTTATTAGTAATTGTATTTTGTCTAGAGGTATTAAAGTAGAGCAGTTATCTACATTTGATATTGAATACTTGTTTTTAAATATCAGAGGAAAATCGGTTGGTGAATCTGTTGAGGTTTTAATTACTTGCCCTGATGATGGAGAAACTCAAGTTCCAGTAACTATTGAACTTGATGAAATTGGAGTAAAGGTCGATAAAAACCATAAAAGAGATATTAAATTAGATGAATCTTTAACTCTTAGAATGAAATACCCATCTCTTGAGGAATTTATCAAGACTAATTTTAGTGTCGATGGTAGTATAGGAGTTGATGAGTCCTTTAAACTGATTGCATCATGCATTGATCAAATTTACACTGAGGAAGAATCATGGGATGCATCAGACTCTTCTAAAAAAGAACTTTTAGAATTTGTGGAACAATTAAACTCCAAACAGTTCAAAGAAATTGAAAACTTTTTTGAAACTATGCCAAAACTTTCGCATATGATTAAGGTTAAAAATCCAAATACTGGAGTGGAAAGTGATGTTGTTCTTGAGGGATTATCTAGTTTTTTCGAGTGAGTATGGCGCATACTGATCTTGCGTCATACTACAAAGTAAATTTTGCTTTGATGCAACATCATAAATATAGCTTGATGGAACTAGAGAATATGATACCTTGGGAAAAAGAAATTTATCTTACTCTCTTACATCAATATATTGAAGAAGAAAATTTAAAGCAAAAACAAAGTAATGGTTCTTAGTAAAATTTATTGTATCTAAAAAAATCAGAAATGAAGACAAGTCCTATAGGAAAAAAACCTCTTTTGAAGGTAAGGAACGTATCAGGATCTTCTTTTGCTGATAATGATCAAAAAAAATTAATGAGAATCATTGATAATCAAAATTTTACTATAAATTTTTTAAGTAAAAAATTTTTTGCGATAGAAAAAGAAATTTCTTTTCTTAAAAATTCAATTGCAAAGGAAGCTAAATTTGAACAAATTAAGCAGAGAAAAAAGGAAATACAATCATTAAAGACACAAGAAAATAACGCAAGAAGAGGTGAAGAGACTGCGATCGAGGGGTCTTTATCGAGAGCAGTATCAAAACCTACAAAATCTATAGTAAAAAAAACTGAATCAACTTTATCCAACTTAGTTACTGCATTTAGAAATTTATTTCTTGGTTGGTTAGCAAATAAAGGATTTGATGCATTTGATGCTTATACGAAAGGGGATTTTCTTAAACTCGAAGATATAAAAAATAAAGTATTAGGAAACCTTGCTATAATTGGAGGAATATTTTTAGCACTAAATGGTGGTATTTTTGTCATACTTGGCATTATTGGTAAAATAATAAAAGGAATTGCCAAGATTAGTTGGAACTTTTTAAAAGCTATAGTTAATAGAGTAAGGAATGTATTCAGACCTAGACCTCAATCAAATACTGGGGGTAGACCTAGAGGAGGTACATCTGGAGGAGGTACATCTGGAGGAGGTACATCTGGAGGAGGTAGAACACAATTAGCAGTGTCAGGTCGTGGTGCAACAAGTAGTGGTAATCAATCGGGAGTGAAGGGAAGATCTTCCTTTGATTTGGAGCAGCAAAGGAAGGCAATAACTCAACAAAACATGATGAGAGATGATGGACCAAAAAATATTTTTGATAGTGGCAGAAGATTCATTAAACAACAATTAGAGCAATTTAGTCACACAAAAGGTGGTAGAGGACTCACAAGGGTTATTAAACATATTAAAAATAGTTGGGTTGGAAAAGTTGCTGGATTTTTTATTGACAAATATATCAAAGCATTTGAAGCTGCAAAAAATTTCTTTAAACCCAAAACTATACAAAATATTGGAAAGGGACTGGCAAGAGCTGGAGTATTAACCAAAGTATTGGGGAAACTTTTAGGACCTCTTCTTGCGGTTATTGATATTCATGGTAGAGCAAATAGTGGAATGTCTCCGGCACAGGCAATTATTCCTGCTGTTCTTAAAGCTCTTTTGACTAGTGGAGCTGCAATTCTTGGTGGAATGGTTCCAATTCCTGGACTTAATATTTTAACTTCTATCGCAGGTTCATTTGCTGGTTCATGGTTAGGTGATCGAATTATGGAAGGTATTGATAGTATGTGGGACAAGTCTTGGGATAAAAATTTGTTCTCAGGATTTAATGATTTTGTAATGAATCTTGGGAAGGGTGATAATCCTTTATCGAAAAAGATAGGTGAAATGTTCCCATATGAAGGTGTTTCAAACTATGGTCAAGAGACAGCAGCAGCATCTTCGTCACCACCTGCTGCTGCTCCATCACCACCTGCTGCTGCTCCATCACCACCTGCTGCTGCCCCATCACCACCTTCTGCTGCTCCATCACCACCTGCTGCTGCCCCCTCAGCACCAAGTATTTCTCCAACAACACCTTCAATGTCTGCTCCAGGACCTGTTTCTTCTTCAGGTAATACAACTGTTATTTACAAGAAGGTCTCTAGTGGTGGAAGATCTGGAAATCAACCTTTGAAAAAAGGATCTGCAACCAATACTCCTGCAATTTCATCATCAAATCCAGAAAACTTTTATACAATGTATTCTCAAGTTGTTTATAACGTAATATAAAATGGCAATACCATTAATAGCAAGGAGTTTTTTTAGTAGAAAGTATGTCGGAGGATTGCGTAAAGCAATTCTGAAGAGAGATAGAGTAAGAAGAGATAATATTAATAGAGATAAATTTCTTGCTAAACAATTGAATGAAAGGGAAAAAAGAAGAATAAGAGAAGAAAATATAGAGAAAATAAGTAATTTGAAATCTAAAGGACCAGGTAATAATAAAAAGGGGGGAGCTCTTAAAAATACTTTAGAAATACTGGCAAAATTATTAATTGGTTGGATGATTAATAATTTACCAAAAATAATTGAATTTATTGAAGGAATTATAACCAGAATTAGAACATTTATAAATGGTATTCAAACATTTTTTGAAAATATGTTTAAATGGATTAGGGGATTTGGTGGACTTATCATGGCAAATATTCAAAATTTCTTAAGTTTTGATTTTAATGATCAGTCAGGAAGAGTTAAGAAATCAATGACTGAAATGGAAGAAGCATTTGAAGGTATGCAAAAAGGATTTGATGATGCAATAAATGCATTTACTGCAGATATAAAGGATTTGGAAAATGGAGGTAGTGGAACTGGGGGTGGAGGTAATCTAAATTCTGCGGATATTGAAGCAGATACACCGGAAGAAAAAGCATTTATTGCTACTGTTAGGGAATTGGAGGGAACTGGTGGACCTGGTGGGTACAATACAGTTTATGGTGGAGCAGTTGTTTCCGGTCTAACAGAAATGACTCTTGCTGAATTATATGATGCCTCCAAATTGGGAGGAACTGATAGACTTCCTGCAAGATTAGGCGGTGGTGTTATTCCTTATTATAAAGACAAATATAATTCTTCTGCTTCTGGTGCTCCGCAGTTGATGCCAGAAACTTTGAGAGGGTTAGTTAATACTGGAAGATTTAGTTGGGATGATAAGTTTAGTCCAGAAACTCAAAATAAAATAATTTTATCTCTGGCGATACAACGTGGAGTTAATCCATCAAAAGAACTTAATGAAAATGATATGCAAATTCTTGGTGGTGAATGGGCATCACTCACTCCACAATATGGACAAACAACAAGAACAGCATCTCAATCATTATCTGTTTATCGAGAGAATTTGAGAGAAGCAAGAGGTGAAGGAGGTAGTGGTGGAAGATATAACAGCAGTGGAGGTGGAAATGTTGTAGAATATCTTACTGGCGATAGGACATATGGTAGTTCTGCATATCGTGCAGATCATGATGGTGATAATTATCATGATCATATTGCATTTAGAACCATTCAAGATAAGGAAAGAGCAAAATCTGCATTACGTGCCGCAGGTATTCAAATTGGTAGTGAATATCGTGCAGGATCCAGGGGATGGCATGGTGCTAATTTGGCAATTGATATTCCAGGAGCACAATGGGGAGGTAGTGGTGCAATTGGAAAGACGGAATTTAATGGATCTGCAAGAGTTCGTAAAGTTTTATTCGAAGCTGGATTTAGTGGTGCACAATTGGGGTCACCATCAATGGCATCAATTGCCAAAATGGCAGGAAAAGTTCCCGATATTGGATACTCAACTGGACCTAAAAATACGATAATAGTTGTAGAAGAAGAATCTCCCCCAATGATGATGCCTAATAGTGATTCAAAATCTACTGTTATTCTTGCAAAAACATCGTTAAATAGTATTATAAAAAGATTATTATTTACTGCATTATCATATACTTAAATGTCAGCATCAGAAGCATCTCTATACGAACTTTTAATTATCGAATCTAATGATCAACAAAAAGTTGTTGATGTAAAAGGAGGTGCTGTTTCTGTAGATTATTATGAAGATATTTTTTCACCAACTGTTACAGCAAAAATACGAATTGTAAATACTGGAGACTCTGTAGAAGGTGAAAGTGGGAAATATGAATCGATTTACAATGGTCTCCCCTTAAGGGGTGGTGAAAGATTTGCTTTAAAAATAAGAGATCAAGGAGAAGGAAAAACTGGATTAGATTTTGGATCAAATCCTGATAAGTATCTTTATGTTTCTAGCATAACTGAGGTTATTTCAGAGTCTCAAAAAGAAAGTTTTTTACTCAATTTAGTTTCAAGAGAAGCAATTACTAATGAAACGACAAGACTCGCAAAAAAATACACAGGAACAACTGATACTTCGGTTTTAAAAATATTAAAAGATACATTAAAAACAAATCGATACAATATCGAAAAGTCTCAAAACAAATATTCATTTATTGGCAATTTAAAAAAACCATTTACTACATTAGTTTGGTTAGCATCAAGATCTGTACCAATTTCTTCAGGAAATAATGGAACTGCAGGATTTTTATTTTATCAAACACAAGATGGATTTAATTTTAAGTCAATTGATGAACTAATTAAACAAAAACCAAAAGCAACTTATTATTACAGTGATGTCAATGAAAATGCAGTAGAAAAAAATATTGATTATAAAATTTTAAATTATTTTGTTGATAGAAATCAGAATTTAATAGAAAAGTTGAGATTGGGTGCATATTCTAGTGTAAGGATATTTTTCAATCCTCTTACTGGAGAAGTAACACCTCCAGAAAAGATTGTTTTTGGAATGAAATCATATAAAAATGGAATAGAAAATCTTGGTACAAACGGAAAGATATCTCTACCAAAATTAAGTGAAGAATCTCAGGAGACTTTGGGTGATGTGCCATCAAGAATATTCACACAGATTCTTGATGTAGGAACAATGGATGGAGCATCATCTACAGAATTGAATGCAGATCCTAGTGAATATCAAGCACAATCTATTATGAGATATAACATGTTACTTACTCAGACTGTAAGTATGACAGTTTCATGTAATACTAATCTCAGAGCAGGTGATATTATTGAGTGTCAATTCCCTAAAATATCGTCACAAGATTCTGGTCAATTTGATACTGAAACAAGTGGTCTATATATGATAAAGGAGTTGTGTCATCATTTTGAAACAACTAGATCATATACTTCGATGAAATTGGTTAGAGATAATTTTGGAATCAATACTAGAGAACAATGATAGAAGAATCACTATTTAAAAGTAATTTTATAGGTAGAGATGGATTTAGATGGTGGATTGGACAAATTCCACCATTAGATGACGAAACATCAAACTATGGTGGTGGATGGGGAAATAAGTTTAAAGTTCGTATTCTTGGATATCATCCATTAGATGATAAAGAATTAAAGAATGAAGATTTGCCTTGGGCACAAGTTATGCTCAGTACAACAGATGGAACAGGTGGAGCAGGTAACTCTAAAAGTGTAAAGTTGAGACAAGGTGATGTAGTACTTGGATTTTTCATGGATGGGGATAATGCTCAAATCCCTGTAATTATTGGAACGTTTGGAAAAACTGAACTTTATTCGTCATCAG